ACCTGGTTACCCGTCAGGGAAGAGTACAGAGTAGGCACTTTGTTGTGCCCCTCTCGGATCTCTCCGAAGGTTACGAACGGACCTCATTTCATGTAATCTCTACAGCCCCTCCTAACTTGAGTTTTTATAAATATCAAGTTGGGTTGGATGTACGATACAGGGTGAGCCGTTTAGTAACTCTTGTCTCTTCTATATTTCATGTTGAGATTGAGTATAATTTCAATTATACTCAATACCAGGTTGCGCATGCGCAACTTTTGGGATTGCTAGATGCTCTCGGGGTCAAGTTGAACCCGGCGATCATCTGGAATGCAATACCCTGGTCATTCGTAGTAGATTGGGTTTTCGGCGTAAGCCGTTGGCTCAATCAATTTGCGATGAACAACATGGAACCTGTGATAAACATACGTCGTGCACTCTGGAGCGTTACCCGGCGCCGCACTGTGATGGTCCTCCTCGAAGGAGTCCCTAGCAATGCGTCCCAGGCAGCGTTTCCCGAGACACCTGCGTCAACGGTTATCGAGTCGTCCTATCGAAGGGCAACTTGGATGCCGTCAACGTTCTCGATATCATCGAGCGGACTGAACTTAAAAGAATTCAGTCTGGGTGCCGCTCTCGTGCTTGCACGACGGCGACATCGGTAATCACGTCAGACTAAACTGACTTAACCAAAAGAACAAAGCATGTTAAATAATACACTTAACACCAATGAAGTGAAGAATGCGGCAGGCACGGAAGTTGAATTCCAGCGTCTGTCGCAAGGCGAAGGTCGTAAGACGGTCTTTGCTCAAATAGCAGAGACCCCTAACGCACCTTACCGGTTGTCCGTGTCTCACCTTGAGACTGGTTCCGGCATTAACCTCCGGCGGCGTTCCCTCGTGAGGTTCGACAAAACTGTCGTCTCCACGGTGGACGCTTCCAAGATGGTTAACATCGCTGCATATACGGTTCTTGATGCCCCTGTCGGGGCATTGACCGCTACAGCAGAGATGGCCAATGTTATCGCGAATCTTAATTCGTTTATGGCTTCTTTAGGAGCCACAACGACGATTCTCTACGATGGCACTGGTAATGGCGCCGCGACTCTTCTGAGTGGCCAACTTTAAGGCCGATCTCTAAGTCGCACTTCTCAGCTGACTCAACGTAAACGGGCCGCAAGGCTCGCCCGTTGAGTCAGTCTCTGGTTACCATATAGACACGCTAACATACTGCGTTTCCCTGGCCTGCCCTGGTGCCCAGACGATGATACCTAACTGGTATTGTCGTCGGCCGCCTGGCCGCCAAAGGATTCGCGCAGTGTATCTAGCGTTAATTCCCCAATCGTCTCCATACTTCTCGTGAATTCTCTGACAAAGGTTTTGTAACCTTATGCAGGATTTTACTGTGAAGTGAGACTTCTCGGGGTTTCTATGCCTCCAGCAACAGATTAGATCGATGGCGAAAGTCAGCGATTGAAACCTGAATTGCTCGGTGGCTGTGGTGATGACGTTATTGTCGTTACTCATAATGTTAATCGGTTCACTAACGGTATAGTAGAGTGTGTACATGCTCTAGGAGTTACACCTTATGGGTAACACTAAAAGCCTAGATGAAATCGAAATCATCGCTGCACTGCTCTACGACGTCCATACGTTGCATGGAGTTGTGTTCAACAAGTTGGCGTATCGCTTGACCCTTGAAAAGGCCCGGCGAAGAACCAAACACGAAGGCGTGGGTTTTCTAACGAAAACCTTACCCCATCTTGGTAAGTGCCTGGATAAGGCGCTTGCCGGTGAGCACTTGATGACAAAGTCGTTTCATGGCTTCAAAACCATGGACGGCTCTGAACTCCCCAGGTTTCTGGGTGAGTTCTTCAGTCAAGTATTCTCGAAAGATGGAGTTATCCTTCCTGTTCCGTGTATAGACAGCATTCGCGTGTTACGGGACGTATTTTACTTGTTTTACAAGTATGAACTCCCCTACACTGATGAACAAGAACATATCGTCCTCATTCGGTTTGAAAAGACCGAAGAGGAAGTTACGCAGATGTCAGCAATGCTTAGCACGCAAGTGCCTGAGTATTCTGAAGCTACTGCTTGTACTAGGCGGACTCGCCTTGAAGGCAATCCGTCCACCAAGCAAGTAGTGCGCGAAGCACGTATTCTCTTATCGAGATTATTTCGTGCATTCGATCCACTCAGTATCATTCCACGTCACGGACCTGGGGCAGTTGCCACCCGGCAGCAGCCCTGGGATAAGTTTCTGTGGACTAATGTAAGTGCATCGATCACATCCGTTTGGCCCTTTGATGAGTACTTTTGCTCGTCAATGGGTCATGTGTGTGATAGTTACCAAACGTTTCAACGGATTGGTGACGCCAGTCTTCCGGCTCGAGTTGTACTCGTGCCGAAGGATTCTCGCGGGCCCCGCCTCATCTCCTGTGAACCAGTGGATTTCCAATGGATCCAACAAGGGGTGCGCTCGGCCATGTATCGGCTAGTGGAGGGACATAACCTTACCAGGTATAATGTCTCATTCACGGACCAGGGACCTAATCAGCGTGGAGCCCTCTTGGGTTCCATGCATGGTAGGTACGCGACTCTTGACCTCAATGAGGCAAGTGATCGTGTTTCCCTTGGTCTTGTTCGCCTACTGTTTCCCCCTCACATATGCGAGGTTTTGGAAGCAGCTAGGAGTTCATCAACGGAACTTCCTGACAAGAGGATCTTGAAGCTCAATAAGTACGCGCCAATGGGTTCAGCATTATGCTTCCCGGTATTGGCTCTTACTATATGGGCGATCCT